ATAAGGATTTCCACCTTTTTTTACTGGACGCCTTCGTCGTCTTTTTCTACTTTTACATTTATTTTTTTTACAGTTTTTCATACTTTTTTTACATTTTTTACAGGTTTTTCTTTTACGTTTATTTAACGTAGGTTTTTTTTGTTTAAAACGTCTAGATCTAGAGGGTCTCATTATAATATATATAAATATATTATTCTAAATCAACGTGGGTTAACATATGTCTACGACAACACGGGCGATATAATTGCAATTCATCTAATACTTCTCCTTCCGCAGTTTTATCAAAATTTTCCTTTGTTAAATAAACAACGCGTTCTGTTTGTTGGTCATTTGCCATTTTTTTTTTAATAACTTCTTGGCAATAATATCTATACTTACTTCCAAGTACTTTTCCGCATGTAAAACATTTAACTGGAATGATCATAATATAATATATATTATTTATTTATATTATATTTCAATTTTTTTAATTAAGATATTAAAGAACTCGTATACCATCCTCTTGATAAATAAGAAGGCACCGAAGAAATTTGTTCGTCTCCTAAATATGTCGTATTTGGTCCATTATTTACAATACTTAAAATTTCTACAGTTCCAATGGCTTTATCATAATACCAAAGATTAGACAAATATCCATCTTCTACACCTTTAGTAGTTGTAGAATCACCTACTTCTAATCCTACATGAACATCTCCATAATTTTGTTTAATTACATTTGAATATATTTGTCTACGAGATAAAACTCCATTCACAAAAACATCAACTGTTTTATGTTGTACTCTAATTATTACATTAATCCATTTTTTTATTGGTAAATCAGTTATTTCAATATTATTTTCTCCATTAGCTCTACCTGAGAAATCATCATTTAAACTATTTCCATAAGTATCTATTAATATCTGCAAATTATTTTTAATTTCGTTTGTTGTAGCATCTTCTTCTACTACTAAGTATGCTCCTGGCGCATTTGTACTAGTATATCTTGAATTATCTACAGATACTAATTGTTTTGACCCTTTACTAAATATATGATACGGTATATTATCACCATTACTATCAACTACAATACTTTGTGTTTTATCCATAAACAGCCAAAAAGACCATGTAAACTCTCCTCCTGTATTTTCGTTATCAGACCTATATACGGGTTTTGCCCCAATTACTCTTGGATCTTGTTTTATTAATTTATAATTATTTGTTTTCACCATTCCATCAATTAAATGTGGACTTGTATTATCTCCGTAGACATAAGCTAAAATTATAATTCCTATTCTAAGAAAAATATAAAATGCAATAATAATAATAGTTATAAAAGCTAAACGTGCTATAACGCCATCACCTAATATTGGTTCTCCAGCCATAATTATATATATATTATTATTATTTTATCCTAAACCTATACCAGCAATTTCTTGATCATTTCTAAATAAACTCATTCTCATTCTGTATCCTCCTAGTAATGAATCTAAGAAACTACCTCCATATCCATTTGCATAAATATTATACACTTCTTGCGGTGATATTGTTTCATTATAATATTTTAAGTATGTTGTGTATCCATCAAAACCTTGGTCCGTAGCTGTTCCACTGCTATACGTACCGTGTAATAGAATAGGATTCGATACGGGACTTTTTGCTAGTGCAGAACCACTCGAACTAACACATGATTTTAATAACTTACCGTCTACAAATATATCTACCACCTCACCGTATTTTACTACAGCTAAATGAATCCATTTTTGAAGTGGAATATTTTCAACTACACATGAAGTAGATACATCTTCGGTATCTGTAAACTCTACAGTTAAATCATTTGTATTTTGTGATAAATATGCGGCTATTTCATTATTATTATCATTATCTATTCTTTGAAATATATACTTGGTGCTAGAGTTGTCCCATGAAGATACATAAAACCATATGGATAACGCATAATTTGAACTAGGTGTTCCACTAGGACACCAATCGTCAAAATCAACTTCATATCCATTATCATCTGCACTCATTTGTGATGTTAGATGAACATTTTCAAAAAATTTAAAATATTTAAGTAAAACATATATTAAATACAATACTAATAATATGGCTACACCTGTTAATATTTGTTGAAGCATTATTATATATATATAATAAACAATAAAATTATCTGCTTTATTTTAAAATTATTTCTAAATAGTTGGAGGATTATTATTTTTTGAAGAATTATATAATTTTTCTATTTTTTCTAAGGTTAATGCATTATCATAATATTTTACATTACATATACCACCGTTTAATCCCCCATTTTGTCCAACAATTACAGAAGAATATACGTCCTTTAATATTACGCCAGGTTGTGAATTTACTAAAGCGCCATTAATAAATACGTCGACTGTACCATTTCTATAATTTAAAATTATATTATTCCACTTTTGAAATAAAATATTCTGATACGAAAACAAAACTTCTCGTGTACCATTATATTTATCTACATGTAATTTTAATTCCTCATACTTTTCATTAAACGTAAATTTAAATTTATCGGAAACTTTAATTATATTGTAATCTATATCTCTATCTTTAACTTTATTTATATTTAACCAAAAACTTATACTTTTTTTATATTTATTTTCATCTATTTCTTCAAAAATATTTTCATTTTCTTCTGCAATTTTTCTTTCATTATCTAAATAAACAGGTTCATTTAATAAAACTTTAGGTTTAAATAAATTTATCCGACTTAATATTATATATAACGTTATTATCATTGTATTAATTCCCAGTATAATCCTACTTGTTGGGCTAGAAGCATTTAAAGCTTCTTTTATTCCATTTACTATAAATATATATAAACACGGTAATATTAACAATATCCTTTTTATTAAATATCCTTCTGCTGCTGGTGAAAATGACTTTATCTCTTCTGGAGTCATGTTAAATGAAAGCAAATATGCAGCTATTCCTATTACAGTTATCCCTATAGCTGCATCTCGTGTAGCTTTTGTTTGATATAAATATAAGGTAGTTAAAATATATAAAAACAAATAAAACATAATAAGAGCTACCCAGAATATAGAGCTACTAATATTATCCTGTGTTTTTCCAATTGAAACATAATAAAAAATTGCAAATATATTGACAACATATACTATATTTATAAAACTACCTATAAATTGCGAGTTATTACCAGCTCCAGTATAACAGCTAAAATCATTAAAAGATTTTGTTATAAAATTTTTATTTTTTCCTAATATAGTTTCACCAAAAATTATTTTTTGTAAATCTTCTGGAATAGCTGTTAATGCTTCAAAAAATCCTATGTAAAAAAGTATTGCAAGAATTCCTTTTACAAAACTATATATACTTATCTGCAAGTTAAAATATGGAATTTGAAAGTTTCCACACATTGTTCCATTATTAGTACCATCTGGATAACATTGGAATTTCTTCCACGGTAAATCATATAAATAATTAAAATTTTCTGGCATTAATCCATAAAAAATTACTAAACATGATAAAATTATAATTGAAAATACACCAAAGGTTTCCATTATTTTTTTATTTAATTTATCTTTTTTTTCTTCTTCATCGCGCTTTAGTGAAGTTTCCATTAATATATTATAGTATTATAAATTTTCCATTGCTGTTTTTTCTCCATGACAATTTCTACATTGTGCCCTTAAATTATTTATTTCATTTGTTCCCCCGTGTTCAAGTCTTATAATATGATCCACCTCGAATGACCCTGGTAGTTGAACCCCACAAGTTGCACATTTCCATCCTTGACTAGAAGCGACATGTTTCTTTTTTGTTTCACTTACAGATCTTTTTGTAGCTTGTTTTCCAGAATGCATCATTCTTTTAAATTGTGGTGCAGTGGTATTTTCTTCGGGTACCAGTTTTGTAAATATATTATTTGTTGTCATGTCTATTAACGGTGAAAACATCTCTCTAGCTTCATTATCTATAGGCATATATTTTACCATGTCATTTGCATGAAGAAAAGCGGTTTTACTTTGGGAAGGGTATTTCTTTATAAATAAATAAAATGATAATCCTAAAAAAGCATACATAGCCATTTCATAATATTTTTTCCAGGAAACAAGTATTTTCATAAATTTTCCATCATAATAAGTATTTGCTACTAAAAATGCAGTTATACCAAAAACTAAGAGTTCAAACTTCATTAATATAATTTTAGATAATAATTTTATTTTTTTTAATCAATCTAAGTATCTTTTTCTTTTTTTTAGGAGACTCGCAACAATCACAATTTGGGTATGTTTTATTGCTCCACATGAAACCTGGAATATTTATATCAGCGGATACCTTACAGTTTAAGAATGGATATTTTACATACAACTTAATAATAGCTTGTTCTTTTTTTTTTGCTTCAATCATGATATCAATATGTTGTTTATATTTTTTTGGGATTTCAAGTAAATAATCTGGTATAGTTTCTATAAAATCGCTGTGATGTCCTACACGACCCGCTCCTTGTTCGCTGACGTGAAATTTTGGTTTTATCTTTCGTCTATTCCAACTATTCAAAATATCTGAAATATATTCACTTGCTGGTTTAAAACATTCTAATGGGTGCATTTCACAGTAGCAGTTATAATGATGTGTATCAAACACCACTGGAATATTTACTTTATTAGATATATATAAACAATCTTTTATTGAAAAACATTTTTCGCAGTTTTCTAATACTAATCTACGTCTTACATTTTCAGGAAGTTTTAAATAGTTTTCGCACCATCTTTCTATTGTTTCATCTTTATTACCATATATTCCTCCTCCATGAATAACCATAACTGAATCATTTCCTAATTCCATTAAATCTAATACATCTGCGTGATATTTTAAATCATCAACCGTATGTTTAAAAGCGGTTTCGTTCGGTGATGCAATTACGTTGTATTGTCCTGGATGAAAGGTTAATCTCTGATTATACTTTTTTGATTTTTCACCAATCTCTCTAAGTAATTCTTCGGCAAAGTCAAAAGAATAATCTTCAACTCTTGGGTTTGATTTATGTGGAAACATTTCACTACTTAAACGAAAAACCTTTATTCCATTTTCTTCATTCCAATCCATCATCGTTAAAATATCTTTAAGATTTTGAATTATCTTTTCTTTTAATATTTCTATACCTTTCTCTTCAATAGAACGAATTATCATTTTTCTTGATGCAAATACGGGAGGTTTTTGCTCGCGTAAATTAGTATTTAAACAACATAATCCTAACTGAACTGGTTTATTTATGCTCATTTTGTTTTGTTTTACAAAGTAAAAAAGTATTTCAATTTTTTATTTTTTTTAAAAACATTTGATATTCATGGTGATATGCATTTGTCATATCTCTATAATCCTCCGCCCCCCAGTAGTCACATTTAATATTATTAACTAATTTAACCGTGCTTTCATGAAAATCTTTGGTAATAGAAGGTATTTTTTTAAAATGCCACTCAATAAACAACCTATCCATTTTATCTATACAATTATGTTTATACATATGTGGAATAATATTATACTCAGCACCTTCAATATCCATTTTTATCCATAATTTATTGTGTTCTGGCAAGTTATTGATAAATTCAACTATATCAACTTCTTCACAAATAACAAACACATTTTTATTTATATTTCGTGTTTTTTTATCACTATATATACTTGAACCATCATTACCTTTTTGAGATAAAAATAATTTTGTTTTATCATTTTTGGTTCCTATTATTTTATTTAAAAATATTACATTTTTATCATTTTTTGTTGCGTTTTTTAATTTTTCTTCAAAAAATGGATTTGGTTCAAAAGAATATATTTTGTAATTATCTATTTTTTCTTTTTTAATTAAATCTTTAAATTTTAAAATAGAACATCCATCGTTTGCACCTAGATCTAATATTATTAATAATTCGTTTTCCATTATATAATATATTATTATTATAATAATATTTATTTTATATCCTTTTATTGGTTTTTGATAAAATTAAAATATATTAGTATTTTAATTTTATAAAAAAAAAATCTCGCGAGAGTGATTCGAACACCCGGCCAACGGAGTTTTATTGATTTTACCTCTACAATCCGCCGCTCTACCATCTGAGCTATCACGAGACATGCACGCAGTGGGACTCGAACCCACGAACCCGAGGGAGCAGATCTTAAGTCTGCCGCGTTTGACCAACTTCGCTATACGTGCACAGAAATTTTTTAATTAACGCGCCACTAGGTTTCGATCCTAGGACCTCCAGGTTATGAGCCTGGCACGCTTCCCCTGCGCCACAGCGCGAATATATTTTATATTTTTCCCCAGAATTACCGCCTGGGGTCGGTTGCTCACGGCAGGGTTCGAACCTGCGACTTCCGGCTCATAAGACCAGCACTCTAACCAACTGAGTTACGCGAGCATATTTACGTTTCACTTACCTTATCTCCCGCTATACATATTATATATATGTGTTCTTTTTATATGGTGATAATTATCTTTTAATAAGTATTAAAAGAATCAATTTTTTTTAAAATTGGAAAAATTAAAAAAAATTAAAGTTTAGTATATAAATACCATATTAATATTGCAATAACGCTAAATACAACAATAGTGTTAATTATTCTTCTTTCTTTTAATTGTTCCAGAGGAGTCA